TTTTTCTTTTAGCGATTTCAATCCTTCAACTAACTCAGGCAATGTTTTAACGGGCTTACCTAACGCCTTTGCCAGCTTTCCATTACTATCAGCTAAATTTAGAAAAACATTACGGGTAGCAGTAGCAGCCATTGAAGCATCAAAGCCGGCATCCGATAATTTACCCAACAAAGCCAAAGTATCTTCAATACTGAAATTAAAGGCTTTTGCAACCGGTCCAACAATTGGTAATGCAGTAGCGAGATATGAAAACGACAATGCGCTTTTGGTTGTTGCGACAGCCATCGCAGACACATATCTTTCAGTTTCTCTTGTATCAGCATTAAACATACGAAGAGAAGCACCTGCCAATGAAGCCGCATCTGCTAATTCTGCCCCGGTAGCTTGTGCAAATTTTAGAACGTGCTCTGTTGCATCTAATATTTCTTTTCGAGTAAAACCTAGTTTAGCAAGTTCTATTTGCAAATCCGTAGCTTCGGATGCAGTGTATTTCGTTGTAGCACCCAAACGTTGAGCATCCGCAGTTAACTCCTTCACTTTATCAGAAGTGGTTCCTAATATTGCAGCAAGCCTACTATTAGCTAATTCAAATTTAACAATATCACCTACTCCTTCACGCAGTTTTGTAAATAAAGCAACAACTCCACTAACAACAGCTTGTGCACCAATATATCCAGCAGCCCACCCTTTCAATCCTGCACCAACTTTGTTTAGCCCAGGAGCCATCTCCGTTTTAA